TTATCCCTTATATGATATGAAAATATCAGAATTAAGATCTAATGTTGTAAAGTTTACAATACCAGGAGATACTAATATATTTGCTGGGGATGTTATTGAGATATTATTGCCATCAACTACTGGCGAATCAGAAGAAATGGATATGTATATGAGTGGAAACTTTTTAATAACTGCTATTCATCATAAAATCAACAATGCTGGGTATGAAATGACTATTGAATGTTATAAAGACGGGTTTGATTTTGATATCGACACATCAATGATGGAATTGGGGTAAATTATGCACTTTATGGGAATGGATGGGTTTTATTGGTTTACAGGCGTTGTAGAAGAACGTGACGACCCTATGAGATTAGGAAGAGTCAGGGTTAGGATATTCGGTCTGCACACAGACAAAAAAGAGAAAGGAACTAAAGAAGGAATTCCGACTGATGATTTGCCATGGGCATTTCCGATGCAACCTATAACCTCTGCGGCAATGGGTGGAATAGGAACAACACCGTTAGGTCCAGTTGAAGGAACGCACGTTGTCGGATTCTTCAGAGATGGTAAGAATTGTCAAGATCCTATTATAATGGGAACATTAGGTGGATATCCTTTAGAAACTGCTGGTATAACTGGGTTTAACGATCCAAACCAGAAATACCCTAAAGAAAAACATATTAAAGAACCAGACACAAATAGACGTGCTGTTGTTGATTTTGAAGATCCAATCGAAGAACAAATGTGGTTTAGTAAAACAACACAATTAGATGTTGAACACGAATTAGCAGGCGACGAAGAGAAATTATTAAGGGAACAGGATTTAGAAGTCACTCTTGCTTTGAATCCTGGAACTACTTGGGATGAACCTGAGAATCCATTTGATGCGGTGTATCCGTTTAACCATGTCCGTGAAAGTGAAAGTGGTCACGTTGAAGAATGGGACGATACACCAGAAGCAGAAAGGTTAATGAAATGGCATAAGTCAGGAACGTTTGAAGAAATTCACCCTGATGGACAAAAAGTAACAAAGGTCGTTGCAGATAATTATCATATTACTATGGGTGACGAGTACATTCATATTAGACGTGATGCTGATACATTTGGTGGTGATTTATATGTAACAATCGAAGGCGGTTGTCATATGCAAGTTAAAGAAGACTACAACTTAGAAGTAGGGGGTGACATGAACGTTGAGGTCGCTGGGAATTATAATATGAATGTGATGGGTAATACTACAATTATGACGGTCGGCACCAAGATGGATGAATCAGCATTGAATCATACCATTAAGGGTGCTATCATACACTTAAACCCATAGGAGAATTCTAATGGCATTATTCACTGATATTAATGACGCTCTAGAAACCGTCCCTGATCTATTAAAGTCCAGCGGTATGACTTCAGTCGATAACATGAAGAACGCATCGACAAGTTTAAACATGACTGCTAATTTAGACCCATTTGTATTAGAGCAAGGGTTTCCTGGGCATGGAAATCAATTCTATCAACAAATGCAAGAGGTTCAAAATTTATCTGATGCTTTTGATGAATGTGGTAATTTTGCTCAAGACTTGATTCAAGCATCTACTGAAGATTATATTAAAAATACTGGTATTCAGCAAGCAGGTCGCGAGTTAGCAAATACATTAGGTCAATATAGCGATGAATTAGACTGTGCTGCGGGATTCGCAACATTATTTGACTCAAAAGAAATACTTGACGATGTATTAGGTATTGGCGATTTGCCACAGATACAATCTCGTGTTCAACAAATTATCCGAGATGTTACCAACCCAGCAAAGTTAGCACAAATGGTTACAAATCTAGATGCTGTGCAAGGACTTCTTGAACCATTCAATGATTTTTGTACTGGGATGAAAGATGCCCTTAATTTACTTGTTGCCAAGGACTTAGCATCCCTTAATGCTATTCTAAATAAACTAGCGCAATGGGCGGCATTTACCAACCTAGCAACAAGCGATCCTTGTGCTTTGGTGAATAATAATAAGATGTTTTCGTCAATCACAGACCCAGTTATGGACGATATCCTTGGTTTGTATGCTGGTATTATTGGTGGTGGTCCAAGTGAAACCCCTATTAATAATTTGGGAGATTTATTCGCCCCAGACCAACCATCGGCGTTGGTGGGTGGATTTACCCAAGCACCTGGAGCAATAACTCCGTTCGGGAGTTATTTTTCTGAATTAGGTACTGATATTGGTGGGGTTGCTACAAGCATTGGTGGCATTATTACTTCCGCAGGAGAAAGTGTTAGTGACTTTTTAGGTGGTGATGATGATGGGACAATTGTAGACTCATACACAAAAAGTTGGAATGGAACAGAATGGGTTCGAGATGAAGACGATAACGTTATTTCTGGTCTGGAATCATTGAGTGTTGGAGCATTGTCTGGTAATAATTCATTTAACCCAGCATTAGAAAACTTTAAACAGATGAAAGAAAAAATAGAATTTGAATCTTTTTTAGCAAGTGATAGTTTAAAATCATATAGTGTAGATAGTTGCAGGGGTGTTGCAAGTTGGAATGATAAATCGGATTGTATTGCAAAAGGCGGTTCTTGGTCAAAAACTAATTACACACCAACTTCTGGATCGGAAAATTTTGATTTAGCAGGAGAACTTAATTTACCATCATTAGACGATATAACAAGTTCAATATCTTCATTTTTTAGTTCAGAAACAACTGTAGATGTCGGAGGAACCACATTTTCTGGTGGAAACCTTGAGATGAATGGGTTGAACCTGATTGAGAATGGTATTGATAATGATATGGCAACTGAAGCTCCTCCAGGTTCTGGTTCTGATACTCCGTCAAATTCACTACCTGCAGGCGCAAAAGCACCAAAACCGCATTCAGTATCAAGGTCTGTAAATAGAACCGTTGGTGTTGCTTCTGTTCCATCGCAGGGAAGAACAAGACCTAACACTTCTTCTTCTAGACCTAGTGACGGAAAGACTCCATTCAGCGTCCCTAAATCAGCATCTATTGTTTCTACAGGTGCTAAAGTACAATCACCAACTAACACCTCAGCATTTGAAAATAGAATATCATCGTTTGATTCTGGAACAGATGCAATTAAACTGGCACAAAAAACTGGTGACTTTTCAAAGATTGAGAGTTGTAGGTGTGTTGGTGGAACTGGAAATTCTTCAGACGCAAGGTCGTGTGTAGCAAATGGTGGAAGTTGGAATTGTCAAGGTGGAACTTCTGGCGTATCAGTTATGAAAAGTATTAAGTCTTTGGGAACTATTGCTAGCGCAAAAAATGTAGAATTGAGTTCGGTATTACCATCGTCAGCACCATTTAAGGGGTTATAATGCCAGGATCGGTCAGATTAGGTGATATGTGCACAGGACACGGTTGTTATGGTGGTCGTGCAAATAACTCTGCATCAGGAAATGTATTGATTAATAGTCGAGGTGCTCATAGAGTAGGAGATGGATGGGAATCGCATGGTTGTGCTGTTTGCCCTCCTCATGGTGCCGCCCAAGCTGCAGGTAGTCCTACAGTTTTCGTAAACAGCAAACCATTAGCAAGAATTGGAGATTCGATAGATTGCGGAAGTCAAAATTCTACGGGTTCTGGTAACGTGATTACGAACGGTTAGTATAAATATAAAATAGTAGAACTAAAGGATTTTAAATGAAACCGTTAAGAAGAGAAGTCAATAGAAGATATAAAGACATTGATTTAGATCTAATCGTACACCCACATACAAATGATATTGTTGGTAGATACGACGAAGAGGCATTAACAGGTTCTATAATAAATATTATCAGGACAAGAAGAGGGGAACGTGTATTCAACCCAGATTTCGGTTCAAATATTTATAGTTCGTTATTTGAACCAATGAGCTCTGCGACTAGGATTATGCTAGAGGCACAAATAGAAAACGCATTAGAACAACACGAACCTAGAATTACCTTGCAATATGTAAAAATTACGGCAGAGGAAGAAATGAATAGGTATAATGTAATAATAGCATATGTACCAGTTTCTAGTGGAAACATGGTAGAAATTGAATTCTTTTTAAATAGATTAAGATAAAAGGTGAGATATGGCACAAAACGATAAACAATTAAATATTTCTGATTTGGAATTTGATAAAATTAAGGGTAATATTAAAACCTTTTTATCTGGTCAAGATACTTTTACTGACTATGATTTTGAAGGTTCTGGTATGTCTGTTATGCTTGACGTTATGGCATACACAACTCATTACATGGGATATTACACAAACATGGCAATCAATGAGTCGTTTCTTGATACCGCAACATTAAGAAATTCTGTCGTTTCTCATGCTAAGACTATTGGATATATCCCAAAATCAATCACTGCTTCAGAAGCAATTATTAAATTATCATTCGACACAACGGGACAAGATCCTTCATATATTCCTATTGATAAAGGAACAATGTTTTCTTCTAACGTAAATGGAACAACACAACAATTCGTTACATTAGAAACGGTTAATATTTTTCCTGATGAGACTGGTGATTTTTCAGGTGAAATTAAAGTATATCAAGGGTCAATGAAATCTTTAACTTGGACTTGGGATTCTAATATCCAGCAACAATTTTTTGTCCCTGATTCTGGTTGCGACAGAGCAACCCTAACATTATCTGTTAATGGAGTTCATTGGGAAAATAATCAAAATTTATCTGAATTATTACCAGACTCTCTAACATATTTTATTCAAGAAGGATTAGATTCTGTAACAGAGATTTATTTTGGAAACGACATTTTTGGAAAAATACCGAGAGATGGTTATGAACTTGAAGTCATGTACCTTTCAACTAATGGCGAACCAGGAAATTATATATCAACTGTACAAAATCAAGTATTTTCATTGACTAATGCTATTGACGGAATATACGATACAAATAAAGTCACTATTGAGACTATTAATATTTCTTCCCTTGGTACTGAAAAAGAAAACATAGAAACTATTCGTACAACTGCACCAAAGTCATACGAAAGACAAAACCGTGCGGTTACAGCAGAAGATTATAAAACAATTCTTGTTGAAAAATACCCAAATATCGATTCCATATCTGTGTGGGGTGGAGAAGACAATGATCCACCGCAATATGGTGCTGTGTTTATATCAATCAAACCTAAACACGGTCTTGAATTATCACCTTTGACAAAAGCGTCTTTAATAGATGACGTTCTTTCTAAGTATAATATGCTTGCAATTACTCCGATTATTGTAACACCAGAATACACGTATGTTGATATCGACACAACTGTTAAATATAACCCACTCAAAACAACATTATCTTCAGGCGAAGTTCAAACTGTAGTAATAGAAGATGTTAAAGATTTCTTCCAAGAAGAGATTGCTCAATTTCAAGTTAGTTTAAGGTTCTCTAAATTATCACAAACTATCGATGCTGCAGATTCTGCTATCAGTAACAGTTTAACAACTTTGAAAATATACAAAAAGTTTTATACTCAATCGTCAAACACGGTTGGTAATTATATCTTCAAATTTAACAATAAGATAAATCCTGGATCTGCTGTATCTTCTGTATTTGGTTCTACTGCAGACGGTTCTTCAATGGCACTATTAGACGATGGACAAGGTAATATTTTACTTTATGATATCATTTCTGAAGGATTTATAAGCACAACTCAAGGCACCGTTGATTATGAAAGTGGAATAATTGAGTTGAACGGATTTAATCCTGTATTGGATATCAATACAGTTATTAGTTTGTATGCAACACCCAAGTCTAATGATATTTCCACACTAAGGAATAACTTACTCGTACTAAATAGTACGAATGTAACATTAGAAACAATCTCAAATTAATAGGTCGGAGTTATAATGAGTAACAGTAAGTTTACTGAAAGTCCAGCAAAGTTCCTTTCAATATTTGTTGAGCGTATGGTTCCGGACTATGTCCGCGAAGACCATCCTCAGTTCATTGAATTTCTTAGAAAGTATTTTGAATATCTTGAAAGGGAAACTGGCGTAAATGGAGAATTAGGTGAGTATAAACAAATTACTGACCTTATTGAAAACGTGGATATCGACCATGCGATGGATCTATTCATCCCCGAATTCGAGAAACAATATCTAAGAAATATTCCAAGCAATTCAATTGACCCAACCGTTCCTACAACGGATAAAGCATTCTTAACAAAGAACATCCTGCCTACATATCGTGAAAAAGGAACAGTAAAGGCAATTGACTTCTTATTCAGAAGAGATTTCAACACCGAAGCTAATGTAATTTATCCTAAACAATATTTAATGACCGCATCTGGTTCAGTTTGGTATGAACCTAAGTGGATTAATGTTACTGGAAAGACACTACTTGACACATCAGAATCTCGTGTAGACTTAGCAACCGACATAAATGCTCAATGGGAATATAGAGTTTTCGATGATTTGAGTAATTATTCTGCATCCGACCTTGTATTTGATATTAATAGCTCTCAATCTGATGGTACAGCAGACTGGTTTGACGCCAACATGAAAGAACAGTTAGTTCAGTTCTTTTGGAAAATGCATTTTATTGGATATTCTGAGAATTGGTTTGATTACACTTGGGGAAATATTAATGTATTAAATAATGATGATTTTTCAGAAGAAGAAAAATCATTATGGAATATGTTTGCTGGGTACGCTCGAGTTACAGACGAGGATGCTTGGTATTACAACCCATTTGTAAACCCGAACACTGGTGTATATGACGGTGGAGGGTTCAATCCGACAAACTTTTGGACATTATATGATAATTATGTAAATGATACTGGAATTAATCCATTTAATTATGTTGATGGTAATTATACTCAAACTGATGCAACTGCAATTAGATTACGAGATTGGGAAGCAGGAAGGCTGAAAGATCATATAGTAATGAATTTTTTCTTTCAAGATACGAATGAAGATTGGGACGATCCAGGACTTGGATATAGTTGGAAGAGATGTTACCAAATGTTTCAAGCAATGCTTTATAAGTTTGATGCTCAAGTTTATCTTGAAGATGGCATTTATAAAGTAACAACGGATCCAACTGTAATAGAATTATTAGACAACAATGGAATCCCTCATGTTAGTACAACTATGGAAATCAGGAGTAAACACCCTGATGGTTCTACTAGATATGAAATTTTAGAACCTGGCTCATACAAAAAACAATTAAACGGAGAAGACGTTTACGTTGGATCAGCATCAGGTAATACTCTTTCTGCAGATGGAAATAATCCACTATTCATCAGATACACACCTTTTATTGGTAATCTCAGACAATCTAGCATATTAGATTTGGGAATTATTGATGATATAGTTGACATTTGTAAGTACACTTCTTATAGATTTGGTGGCACTGCATTAGCCAATGATATTTTAACAACATCTCAAATCACTCCAATATTGGAAGAGGTTGTTAAAAATGAAGAATATGCAATCAAACTAATTGGTCTTGAAGAATATTCATCAGTATTGAATATTTATACTATGGACGAATATGATGAATCGTCTGGCGAATGGATAAATCGTGCTATAGAAATACCGTCTGAAGACTTCCATAGTCAAGGCGGACAAGAAGCATGGGAAAACACCAATGCCCCGTGGGTATATAACCAAACTCATTGGATTGCAGACACCCCAACTACTACTCAACACACAGTAAGGGTTGACGACATTGAACAATTCTTATATGGTTATGATTACGACATTAAAGTAAGACTTTCTCTTGACACTGCGACTGAGGATATTTATTCTTTATACGACAAAAGGATTATTGGTCAAGAATCAGGTGCAACCGCATTCGTTGATATTGACACCTCTTTAAGAATGGCAGAAGTGGAAAAACTTCTTCTTGCAGAAGTTGAAGGTTCTTTCATACACGGTGAAGCAGTTTGGGAAGATGTTGGTGATAGTGGTTTAATACCAACCAAAGTGACTGTATCATCAGACGGAATAGTTGCACCAGGAACTTGTCATGTGAATGGTACTGCTTGGTCGATTGGAATGTCAGATAATGCACCTGAGACACGTGCTGATTGTGAAGTATTAATTTCACTAGAAGACGTCAATACATCAGTTTGGTTGCCAAATGGTTATTGGTTAGATTCTGGAGGTTTCCTTTCATCTGATAGAAAATTACAAGATAATGATTACTACCAAGACTTCTCATACGTTGTACGTTCAGAAGTTCCTGTTCAAGCATACCGTGAAGTATTAAAGAAATTAGTTCACCCTGTTGGACTTAAATTATTTGCTGAATATATGTTCCAATCTACAGTTGGAATGGATATTAAACTACCTGAGAAATTCTCTCGTTATTTAATTGGTATGTTTGGATATCTCGATGTCGCTATGGACATATGGGATAATGAAAGCGAACAACATGGTACATTAGGGCACGCTCATGAAGGTTTCGGTGTATTCATGGAGAAAGGTTATGATGACTATGTTGTAGAAATCTTAAAGAACCTTGATTGTACAACTGGTTTAGTTCCTACTGAGTTGTGGGGTTTCACTCAGGATGTTGTTCATCAAGCACATCCAGAAGACCACCTTAGTATATCTATAGCAAATCCAGAACCATACTTCCTTGGTAATAGAATTGAAGAGAAGTTGTATGTAATTTCTACAATGAACGATGAAATTCGAAACTACATAGATGCATGGCCTGAGTCAACAATGCTCGAATTTACACGACAATTACGTGTATTAGAATTTACTACATTACCTGGCGCAACAGCCGTATTAGAAATTTTCGATAGTATTCACAACGCAACAGACGGTGGAATGATTAGTTGTAGTGTTTGGGAATTACTTGTATCACAAGGTATGGAATCTATTCTCAAATGGTTAGAATCATTTGTTGCTGTAGCAGATTATGCTCCTGACACGTCATATAGGACGTGGGAATTGAATAGAGAAAATTCAAGTGTACAGCACGTTTACGGTCTTGCTTGTGATATTATTGATTCGGTTCCAATTGAATCATTTGCTATTGATGGTGGCCAAAGATTCCATGCTCACGGTGGAGTTGGTGGTTTTGCACCATTAGTTGAAGGAATGGTGACTAGAGGTTTTGAATTGCCTGACATGAATGTTAATATTTCAGCATTCCACACTCATTACTTTAACGATGAAGTTATTAAAAACCTAATTGTACATGGTAAAGAAGTCACTGCTAGAGGAATTAATTATACCGAAGCACGTGCATTAATGGACGAAGATTATTTCGAAATTCCTCATATGCATGGTGCTAACTTATTATGTGGTGGTATTATGACACCTCCTCTATGGGGAGATTGGGTAGACTCTAATTATGACGATCGTTATAATGGCATGGGTGAATGTTTTAATTCAGCATATGATAATCCGACAGATTGTATAACTGCATATGGAGGCAACCCAATGTTCTGGATGCCACCTATGTGTTCTAATATGTCGAACATGAGTCAAGATGTTTGTGAAGGAATGAGTGATACGTGGGTGGCAAACCCTCCTTCTTCTTGTTCAGACGGAACATCTCCTGACCATATTCAATGTGAAGGTGCTGGTGGTACTTGGACTTGGGAAACGCCTAGTTATTGTACGTCATCAGAAGCATCTTGTAATGCCGTTGGACATTCTTGGGGTTATTTCACTCTAGCAGAATTACCTCCAATGAAAGGTCATACTTCTTACTTTGTAAAAGGTCAACTTGTTGATAGACAAAGAGGTAGATATGCTGACCCATTAACAAGGGAACAAGGAAGACAACTAATTGATGGTGATGTTGCGTCAGTAACATTATATGATAATGTTGGTTGGTTAGACGAAGGAAAAGTTCAGGTAGACGAATATGGTGTCACTAAAGGTGGAACTATTACTAATATCCGAGGTGAAATAACTTCAGGGCACTATCATGAATATGAAGTGACTTATGATGCAGACTGGGAAACTAAACAAGATTGGCGTGGTGTTGATATGACACACGGTTTTGTATATACCCCTATAACAACTTGGTTATGTTTTAACTATCGACCAGATTTACCTGTTGATGAAACTATTATGGGCGGTATGGATTTCTTAGGAAACCAATGGCCTCAAAACGTATTTATGAACGTGCCTGATTCTTATGTTGGAGGATTCTTAATGAATCCAGATATTACATTACAACATAATCAGGTATGGCCAGAAGACTTAAATCCGAATGTTGATTGGGTAGAATTATATTCTTCAAATCACATTGCTGAAGTTCCTGGTATTGGAGATACTGGTGACTTAATCGGTGTAGAGAAAATAGGTGTTGGTACAGATATTGCTGTAATTGAAGCATTCCCATCATCAGTCCAAGCAGACACGGTTGCTATTATTGATATGTCTGGTTACATTTTCTTAATGAACGAGAATACTGGCGCACAGACATTGCTATTAGACTTATCAACATTACAACATGTTATTGGTTTGGGTTCATTCGCCAACTACGACGAACGTGGTGTACTTGGTTTAGCGTTCCACCCTGATTACTCAAACAATGGTAAGTTTTATGTTTATTACATGACTGAACAAGGTGGTGGTACTGGTGCATGGGGATTCCCTCTTTCATCAACTGTTATTTCTGAATTCACTGCTAATGCTGATAAACTAACTGCTGATATTTCATCTGAACGTATTTTAATGATTGTGCCTCAACCAGACTTTAACCACAATGGTGGCGAATTAGCATTTGGTCCAGATGGCATGTTATACATCGGATTAGGAGATGGTGGTTCTGCTGGTGACGTTTCATGGACAGACGGACACGGTGGACACGGTGCATATGGTAATGCACAAAATCCAACGAACGTATTAGGTAACATTCTTCGTATTGATATAACAGAAGATGTTGCGAATGGAATGCCTTATACAATTCCTGCTGATAATCCTTTCATTAATCATATTTACAAAGAAGGACAAGCAGAAGCAACACCATACTCACCTGAAATATGGGCAATGGGTTTCAGAAATCCTTGGAGATTCTCGTTCGCAGAATCTGGAGAATTATGGGTTGCAGATGTTGGACAAGACAAGTTTGAAGAAATTAATATTGTAGAGAAAGGTGGAAACTACGGTTGGAGAGTTCTAGAAGCATATCACGAGTATGAAGAAGACAAAGCAATCATTGACCAAATAGCAATTGACTTAGGTTATGATACAACTCTTGAATATATGTCAGATTTAAAAGCACCTATTCATGAATACAGTCATGGTACTGGTATTTCAATTCTTGGTGGTTTTGTATATAAAGGTTCTATTACAGAATTACAAGGTAAGTATATCTTTGGTGATTGGTCAACTAATTGGGGTGGCACTTCAGGTCATTTATATACACTGACTGAGAACTTTGACGGAAACTCGGCACATTTTAATGTGCTACCAAATCCTACAAACGGAGCAACTCATAGTCATACATTCTCACTGACTGGTTCGCAAGTACAATTCTTGAAAGATAATCCTGGACAGACAACTACTGCCTTACAGACGGACACAACTCATGCTGAGTTTTATACTCACTTATTTACAATATTGTGGAGTTCTTCAAACCAAGAGTTTTTCATTGTTGGTCAAACTAACCCAGAAGGACATGATGTATTAGAATTTATTGAATATGGTACTGATTTGTCATACGACAGAACTCCATTATCAATTTGGGATCCTGTTACTGAATTAGTAGATTTAACCACGATGGGTGAGTCTATTTTAACAATGGGTGAAACAGAAAGTGGTGAAATTATGTTCACTACACGTTTTGGTATTAACACATTCCAGGCACCATCTGGTGAAGGACCAAATAATACAGACATATATAAAATCACGGATTCATATAATTCAGTTGATATTCCAAATGCGCCTGAACAAATCCCTGCAACATTGGTTGCACACGTACATGGATACGAAGTCACTTGGGACAAAGAAACTCAAGCATTCAATTCAATAGAAATTTCTGATATTGAAATGGAGAACTATGATGACTTCTGGCCTGTTTGGACTGAAAACGATCCAGCATCTCACATCCACCCTGTAGATACAGTTTGGAGTCATGCTGTTGATATTGACATTCCTTTAGGTTCATCTGCTGGTTGGCACTATAATGAAGAAACGGCACAATGGGAACCGTATGATATTGGTGCTGATACTGCATGGGCACCACCAGTACAAGAAGTTGGTGGATATGTATATATTGAAACTGCTCCGTCTATTTCAGTTCAAACTGCAAATGAATATGCAAAACCTGCTCATGTCCACTATTTCGATGATATTTATCTTGATACTTTTGGTGCTAATTATGGAAGAAAATCATCAACTATTTCTAGATTTGATGCTGAAGTATTAGCAAATCATGAAGACCCGACTGCATATCACACGATATTCAGTTCTATTTTTGTTGAAGAGGATAAAAGGCATTATCATGAATACCACGTAACATATTCAGTTGCATCAAAGCAATTTATTGCTATTGAAGTTGAAGAATGGTACGAACCAACGTTAGGTACTGGAGAATTCTTCAAGTTAAGTTCACAAACACACGAACATCCAATGACAGTAGATGGAATTATGACTTCTATTGGTTGGAACGGTATTCCAGTATTTGAATCTCCTGATATTAATCAACCGATATGTTGGATTATATATACATACTCAGATGTCCATATAAAATTGTAGTGAATATCTCTATTTATAATTACGTCACATAGTATCTGCTGTTGATCAATGCGACAACCAATTAAAATGTCCGTTTATCTGATGATCATATACACACAATTAAAAGTAAGATATTTACATATTTCTACACACCCACCGTACATTTAGTTATAGTTAATTTGAACAGACTGTTTGTCATATCTAATACAATTTCATTTCTGATAATTCATTGCATCGAACGGTAAATAGCTGTAGAATATTGTTGCGTATTGAGCTAGCTTGATGTCATCTGAACAAATACTATAGAGTAAATTAAAGAATTTTGTCCTGAAAAAAAATCTATGATTGAGTGGATATAATTTATCTTTGAAGTATATTGAACTGCAGAAAGCAACACACATCTGTCTACGGACAAACAAAAATGCACATTATATTAGATAAGCTTCAATTCTAAACCGTTTTCCACCATTTTCATGTAAATTCATTTTTAAATAAAACCTCTATAATAATTATTAGGGAGACATATTGTAGAAAAGTGTATGGCTGTCGGACATTCTGGACAAGCACTGTAATTAATACTATATATACCGTTGAAGCATGTAATATTGTGTAGTTCACAATGTAAAGATTTGAAGTCTAATATATGTTGTTAACATTTTAACAGAGGGTACTGCTTCATAATTATCTAATGCAAAAGTATGCTGATTTTAAGAGCTACATTAGACTAGCTTTATTTTATTATACATTTATACATATATATATATATTTATTTATTATGGAAATTCCAATAATCTTTGCATACAAATGTATTACAATATAACATTCTGAAAGAAACAAAGATCCTCCTTGAATTCAATCTGGTTAATATCAGATATCTCACTTGTTCCTCTCTACTGATATGTCATAGCATGGGTGATCCGTGAAAACCCCAATATGGACCACATGCGAGCTACCGTGTAGCAGTTGTTAAACAGGGACACCGTTATTGAATTGTTCTTTTCTTGAGTAATCGCTGCTGCACATGGATGTTTGTATCTGATTGAATACACATTTTTATAGCGTGTTATTCTTATTTTAGTGGGGTTTTTTTACAGAATCTACTATTTCCTGCCAAATAAATCTACTACTGCTACAAGAAACCTAATCATCACAACAACCAACAGATTGTCACCATCATGAATTGGTCCATCAATACGGAATTCCGATTACAGTTTTGTTTCCCATTTATACTTGTGAATCTGCCTCCTTAGTTGGCTTTGAAGGTTAGAACTTACCGATCGCTTGCGCCAAAGGGATATGAGATGCTAACCCCTATTTCAAGCCTTGTCTGGTTTGTGTAGGAGTGTGTGCTGTTCCAGTTTTTGTGTATAGGTGTATTATGATGTTTCATATGAATCCCGGGGGACGTCGTGGCCATGATCATATGATAGTTGGATTTACAACTACCTATGTAATCAGTGCCTATCACCACTGATGTTGTGAGTTCGAATCTCGATCAGGGCGAGGTGTCCAACATTATGTGACAAAGTTTGTCAGTGACTTGCGACAGGTCGGTGGTTTTCTCCGGGTGCTCCGGTTTCCTCCACCAATAAAACTGACCGACACGATATAACTAAAATGTTGTTGAAAGTGGCGTTAAACACCATCAAACAAACAAATAAGCATATGAATCTGAATTGTACCTAAGCTCGAAATTCTCTTGCGATTAACGTTCATCTTAGATGTATGAGAAAGAAAGATGAAAGTAAATGGTATGCAATTCTGTTCACTATCCAGTGTATATATATCCACACGAGAAGATTTAAGGTAAATCTTATCAATTTTAATGTATTACCTTAAGGACAACATACTTAAGTAAGAAAATATGAGAATCATCTTGAGATAATTGCGTTCTCACCCAGTGGAAATCATCTATAATAATATACAATGTTGATTTTGAAATTATTGTTTTTTTCATTTTATTCTGTCATTAAGATACATTAATGGATATTTTACTTGATTTACTAAGCAAATATTCCAAAGAAATAGCAATGTATTAGTTTGGCATATTATTTACGAACCCAACTGCCAACAAAAAGATAATTGCATTGATTTCGCTAATGGACCCCAACGATTTTGTGGGATTATTTTTACATGTTTTATTTTCAACAATTTAGCAATACGTTTTAAACGTGAGAGTAGATGTACTTTATATGAACTATGTCATTATATAAAATGTGTTCACACAACAATTTCTACAAGCAAATAAATTCTCCATGCGAAAATAATCAAATACAACGAGTCTGCACATTATGTCCAGTAAACTATGAACATTCTTTTTAATACATTAATTATTTAACAACATCTTAATTACAGCAAGAATTTGAGAACACAGATGATAAGAGAAATTGTTTTTGCAAAAGCTAACCGAGCTTGAAATGTGAGAAAAATTAATTTCTTGAAGAATATTGGAGAAAAATCGTACAGCATAAGAACAACACCATTGAACTTTCACCTTTTGGCTTAAATAGAACTTTACATACATAGACATCTAATTCAGTGCACACGACACGTTTCTAGAATAACATTCATCAGGTACCCTCAAAGTCGAAAGATCGGATAGCCAAAAAAAAAACCAACATGTAAATATATATTACACTTTAGCGTACGCCGCGGTTTAGGAATAACCCTTATCGGGTACGATCATTGAAAGCAAGCTTATTTAACGTCTTTAGGGCAAAACAACAATGGGGTCTAAACAGGATAGACA